AACCTCCTTTTCACTTGGTTACAAAAGTTACAACTAGTTACAAGTTTTTTTTTCATTTTGTAACCATTTTTTTTAAGCTATTACTACATTTATATATATAAGTTACAAAGTTTCAAAAATATTTATTTATATATACATATAGAGTAATTTATCATACATATGTATGTACATATGTATATTTTTTATTTTCTTATATATGTATATGGGTTAAAAAAAATTTGTAACTTTGTAACCATGTCTTATAATATAGTATTGGCAAAGCTTACAGCGGTTACAAAGTTTTTTTTGACTTGTGTCAACTTGTAATTAATGATTTTAAAATTGGTTTAAAGTGTCTATTTTACTAGGTTTTAAGTGGTTACATTTTTTTGTAACCACTTAGCTATAATCTGAAAAATTATACATTGTTTCTGTTATATCCTCGTTGTATAAACCAATTGGCCTAATAGTTCTATTATTATATTTCATAGCTTTAAATTGTCCGCTATTATCAGTAATTGAAATATCAAGCTCTTTTAGTTCTTTTAAAAATCTTGTTGGAGGTATACCCCATTCTTTAAGTAATTTTTTAAATTCTATTGGGAAAAAGTAAACTTCTCCATTTCTAAAAAAACCAACTCTACCACTTGGACATTCAACTCTAAATTTATGAGTATTTGAAATAATATACTCTTTTATTAAATCTATACCAATATTTGTTTTATCTGTTTCTTTTTCACTGGGTAAAAGTTTTAAAATGTTTTTACCCCACTCAATAGCATTATCAAAAGATTGTTCTTGGTTTAATCCTAATATATGATAACTCAATATATAATCACATATTGACATTGTCGCAACATTTTGTATATGTGTTGGATAATTAATGTCATTGTTAATGATATTTTCAATATCATTTAAAACGTTTAATATTTCATCTTTATATTTTTGTATTAATTTAATAAATATTTTACCAGCAAATCCATAATTATTTAAAAATATATTTCTGGCCTCTCTTGCCTGTTGATGGTCTTTAAATGGTATGGTATCAAATTCCATCAATCTTTTTATTGCTCCCTCAAATTCGTTACCTTGTAATAATTCCTGTTCCCCATTTGTTAACATTGTTGTATACCAGTATTTTGATTCTTGTACATCTCCATGTATATTACCTCTAGTTTTACCATGACCATTGGCAACGTCATAAACTAAAGAGCTTATATGTTTTTTACTCCACTCGTTTAAATTCTGGCTATCGTCAAACATACAAGGCATATTTCCCAACATATGTAATTTAAATTCTAATCCAACCCTAGTAGTGTTAAAACTTGGGGCGTATTTTTCAGGGTTAGCAAATATTGACGCCGCTGCAAATAATGCCGGTGTTTTACCGCTTGATTGTTTAGCGTAATTATGAACCCAAAAAGCAGGGCGTTTTAATAAACTAATTAATGGGGCTGATAAACTTGTATTTAAATATATTCTAAAGGTATCATTTTTACTATAATCAATAATATATTTTTTCCAGGTTTCAAAATTACCATTTTCCTCAAAACTTTCAATCAAGTTTTTTATTTCTGGACTATCATTTTTTGTAAATATATCAATCCCATTATATGGGGTAAATCCGTCTTTACTCCAACCCATTTTTGACTTTGCTTTTATTGGCTCTAATTTAGCAATATATCTATAAATATTTATATATTTTTCTAATCCAACTAAATCCTTTGTCTCTCCATCAAACCACAAAGTTTTACCAAATTTTTTTAACCAGGTTTTAAATTTTGATACACTTGAAAAGCTGTCATTATCACATAAATTTTTATTATTATATTCTATTTCCTCAAATCCATTAACAATATAAATTTTTGTTGGATGTAATTTAATAGGTATTAAAATTTTATCGGCGTACATTTCGTCTTTTTCTCCGATATCATTTGTATGTTTATAAATGTATCTTTTACAAAATCCCTTTTTTACCATATAATATCCAGACTTGTAATTTTCTGGTAAAAAACAACCTTCTGATAATGGGAAATTTTCCTCACTTTTTTTATCTGAAATATAAATATTTATTTGTTCAAATATATCAATTGGGTTATCCACAGTATTGTTAATAAAATGTGGATTTTTAATATTTTCATTCATAGCAATACATCCAGTTTTTTAAATCTTTTAACTCTTTAGGAATCATAATAAATTACTCCTTTTCATCTATTTTTATCGGACTGACAATAATTTTATTATTTTCAATTGTTATATCAACTTCTTTGTCTATTCCTAAAATCTCTCTAATTTCTTTTTTCAATAACAAATATCGGGCACCGTTTACTTCTCTTAATTTAACTTTCATTTTTAAAACTCCTTTCTATATATTGACTATATAGTAATTATATTATATAATATTTATATAGTCAATATTAATTCACATAAGAAAGGATAAAATCTCATGAAGTTAAGAGAATATCAAAATAATATCATAATTGAAATTAAAAGAAATTTACTTAAGCATAAAAAAATATGTATACAGGCCCCTTGTGGTTCTGGTAAATCTGTTATACTTTCAAAAATAATAAAAGATACTACAGAAAAAGGAAATAGAATATTATTTTTAGTTCATAGAAAAGAACTAATAGAACAAATATATAATACTTTGAAAATTTTTAAAGTAGATTTTAAATTAATTGATTTGTTAATGGTTCAAACAGCTGTTAGGAGATTAAAAAAACTGAAAACCCCATCAATTATAATAACAGATGAAAACCACCATTGTTTAGCAAAAAGCTATACTAAAATATATGAGTATTTTAATACAGCTTTCTTGTTAGGTTTTACCGCAACACCAATTAGGCTGAATGGTGAGGGATTAGGTAATATATATAATCATTTAATATTAGGCCCTAAAATATCATGGCTAATAGAAAATAAGTTTTTAGCTCCATATAAATTATATAGTATAAAATTAGCTGATACAAATAATTTACATATTAAAGGTGGTGAATACAACAAAAAAGAAACAAATATTTTAATGGAAAATAATACTATATATGGAGAGACAATTAAAAATTATATAAAACTTGCTAATGGTAAAAAAACAATTGTATATTGTAGCTCAATAGAATCATCCATAGAGACAGCAAAACAATTTAATGATAATAATATAGTATCAAAACATTTGGACGGCTCTACGCCTAAAAAAGAGCGTGAAAATGCGATTAAATTATTTAGAGAAAATAAAATACAAGTTTTGTGTAATGTTGACTTATTTGGTGAGGGATTTGATGTTCCTGACTGTGAATGTGTAATATTGTTAAGGCCAACAAAGTCATTAAGTTTATATATACAACAAAGTATGAGAAGTATGAGATACAAAGAAAATAAAGAGGCTGTAATAATTGACCATGTTGGGAATTGTTTTGAACATGGATTACCGGACGATAATTTCCAATGGACTTTAAAAGGTAAAAAGAAAAAAGAAAATGAAATTAAAATAAAAGAATGTCCGGCGTGTTTTGCTGTTGTATCTCCAGGAATTAAAATTTGTCCTTATTGTGGATTAGAATTTCCAAAATTAATAGAGCGTAAAGGAAAAACTATACAAGATATTGAGCTCGATGAAATTACAAGAAAAGATATTTTATTATCAAAACCATTTTCATATATAAATAAACTTACAACATTAAAAGAAATTATTGACTTTGTGGAGTTAAAAAAATATAAACCTGGTGTTATTTTTCATCAATTACAAGATAGGGAAAATATTGAGGTTACTGAAAATGATTTAAAAAGATGGCAAAAAGTCGCCGGATATAAAAGGGGTTGGTGGACACATCATAAGAATTTAATAACAAAAAGTGAGGTAATTTAAATGACTGAGCATGATTTACAAAATTTAATTAGATTAGAATTAACTAAATTAGGATGGATAACCTTTAGAGTTAATGTTGGAAAAGTAAAATTAATTGATGGCCGGTATTTTGACACTGGCCTCCCTCCTGGTTTTTCTGACCTAATGGCCTTAAAAGATGGGAAAACAATATTTATTGAGGTAAAAGCTGAAAAAGGAAAAGTAAGTAAAGCACAAAAAAATTTTATTGAACAAATGAAAAAAAATGGTTTTGCTGCTGGCATTGCTTACAATATGAATGATGTATTTGAAATTTTGAAAGGAAGCTAAGAACATGGAAAAAGAATTAAATAGATTAACTGTATTACTACAAATGAATACAGAACTAAACATTGTAAATTCAAGGCTTATAGATGTATTAGAGCTAAAGCCGGATCAACAAAAAAAATATGCTAAAGAAATTAAAGATCTTAAAGATGAGAAAAAGAAATTAGTAAAAATTATTAAAGAATTTAATAAATAAAAAATAGCTGGTATAATACCAGCTATTTAAAAATTTTTTAGATGCATACTCAACAAACATAAGAATATTATTATTATAATAGCTGCATAAAAAATTATTTTCTTCATCAAGCACCACCACCATTAATATATAATGAAAACCATTCTATGGATTCAGCAAATAGATCTTCCATGATAAAACCATTTCCACGATCTTCTTCATCACAATTAGTAATACATTCAAAAAATCTTTCTTTTGTTGTATATCTCAAGTCTGGATATATTTTTAAACTATTATCCAGTGAATAACTTGCAATAATACAAGGTACTTTATGCCACATTATTTCACGTCCTATTATTTCTTTCTGGTAATCAATCATATTGAAATTAACAGGATGTTCATTGATATTAAAAAGTAACATTCTGGCTCTATTGATTCCCCAATCAAGATCCCTAGCAATAAAACTATAAAAAGGAAAACCATTTCTTAATATTTTTATAGAGTAATTGCCTTCTATGCTTGCCTGATTATATTTATATTTATAATAATTATTTGCCGTTGAGTAAAACTTATAAAAACTTTATAAAGCATGCTAAAAAGTTATAAATAAGCTTATTCCTTGTTCATTACGTCCCATTTGGTTTAGTCTTTAAAGATTATAACTACTTTGGTTTGATA